TAAAGAGGTCCACCAATAGTTAAGTAATTAGCAACAACCCATTTTTTTAGATCTGGTGCTGGTGTTAGTCTAATTGCTTCTTCTTCATCTGCTTGATCAATAAAATCAGTCGGTGGAAATGGTCTTATTTGCTCCATCTTCAATTCTCGCTAATTCACTTTTTATCCAGTTGATGACATATCCCGACAAAATAGAATCTGGATGAAAGCGCTCTATTTTGTATCCCATCTCTTCAGCAAGATCATATCGATCAAGACTCCATGCTTTATTTGACAGCTTTCCACCACGCCCACCAGACCAGGGACCACCCTCAATTTCAATGAGCAAACGCAATTTCACAATATGAAAGTCAAAGCGCCAGTGTTTGGTATGGATTGGCTGAAACTTCTGTTCAAATCCAATCGCCAAATCCTCAAGTTCTTCCTTAAGTGTTGCCTCAGCCTCGAGATATTTTTGCTTCGCCTTAGGCAGTGGTCTGGATTTAGGCTTGGTTTTAGGTTCTTTTTTCCGAGTTAGCCAAAAATACTCTTTATCGTCCATACCAATAGCCTCTTATAAGAAGCCTTCTGGTTTATTGTTGAGTCGTGCAATTAATTTATTTTGCTTTGCTATGGCTAAAAAAAATCGCTCATCTAAGTGAGCGATCTGTTCTGTATTTAAACCTTTTGTATTGCAACTTCCCAAATGGTTTAGCTCTATTTGGAGCTGTCTAATCTCATGCTTAATTTTTTGAAATTCAGTCATAAACACTCCAAGTAGGCAATAAAAAACCCACCATTTGGTGGGCTTCATTTGTTTGAACTATTATTTAAGATAGATATGGGTATTTTTCAGCGAGATACTTGTTTGCGATTTTAGTTGTTTCTGAATAAGACATTTCAGCACAAAGCCAAAAACGATATGTATTTTCACCAACTTTATAACTCTGGCGGTTGTATGTTGATTGCTTAACATACTTCTTTCAATGGTATCTAATAAATGGCTTTATAAGATCTTCAATTCTTTTCCCAATAGTTACAACAAAATCATTATCAGGCTGAAAATCATTTACACCATTACAAGATTTTAATTCTTTAGGATTTAAAGACTTACTATCTAAAAATTCTCTTATATTGTAATTTAATATATCAAAGACATGAAACTCTTGCTCAATACTCTTTTGAACATTTTCAGGTATATCTGCGATCCTATAAAAACTCTCGCGTTCTACAAAGTATAAATTTCTTGATTTGATTAGTTCTTTATACTGAGTTTTTAATTCTTCTAAATCTTCTTGAGAAATTTCACTGCACTTTTCTAAACTTGGTAATATCCAATAATATAATTCTACAAATTGAATAGCATAATTATGAAAAGCTTTGAACATTGTTTCCGCACTTAATGCTTGACTCTTCATCAGCTCTTGCCGCTTCCAAAAGTATAAACCGAATGCGATTGTGATTGGGGCTGCTAAAATATTAAGGTTTATTACATTATGAACTGAGAGATATACAACCAGTACATAAAAAATAATAATTAGAATAATAAAAAATTTGAATGAACCATCATTAAAAGTATTTTTTTTCATTTTTAATATTTCAAAAGATGTTCTTAGAATTTTAACCTATATTTATATTAAATCTAAATAAAACTTCACATCGTATTTTTATCTAGAAACAAAAAAGCCCACCGTCTGGCGAGCTCTTAAATTCATTTTGGCGATTACTTTACATTTCGCCCATTTTAGAAATCTTTATACTCAAGTGTATACCCAACTGTCAAGCACAAGTTTCTTGAGTATCAGGAAGTTCAAAACGAAATGAACGAGAAATACGCGATCTAATTTCATTTTCCCATTCTGCAACAATAGATTCTCCAAATAACTCAAACTTCTGATAGCTTTTTATATATGCAGTCTTGGTGGCAACAATACCTGCAATTTTCATTTTTTCATTTAACGTATATGGTCGCTTACCAGTACCATTACATTTTTCACAAAACCTTGCCCCATCAGGAGAACCCTTTGAATTAAAAGTTTCAAGTTTTCCTATTCCTTGGCATGCTCCACACATAGCTTTAACAAAAACATGGCCACGCAAAATAATCTCAGCCATACCTTTTGCCAGATTAGTAAGATCACCTTGGGCATTAGTAGGGGTAAATTTTTTCTTTACCATTTCTTTATGAATCTCTACCGCTAATTTATTTCGCGCTCGGAAAAAATTACCTGATTTAATCTCACCACGAACAAACTCAACCTTACCCGGAATATCTTCAATACGGCGTTCGGTTTGAAAATTAAAGTCATACTTACTGTAAAAAGTTTCAGTCTGTTTTTGTGCTGGGGTAATTATTGCGATTCGCTCAAAATCAACCTTTTCAATCAAGACAGTGGCCCAAAGCTTTGCAGCTGGCGATAACAGCGCTAATTCACCTAAAACTACATCTTTCGAAATTTTCTTTCCTTCAGCTTTGCCTTGAGCAATAGCAAGGCGAAGTAACTCAATAAAATCAAACTTTTCAACCAACATAATCGCCTTCCTATTTACCCTTAATTAATAATTCAATTTGCTTTAATGCCATACCGGACTTAACTTGCTCTGTGCTGAACCGTAAAACTGTAAAACCCATCATTGCTGCGGAGTTGTATTTCTCCATATCCCCTATATAGCCTTTGCCCCTTGTATGACGGCCTCCACTCCAGATCCCGCCTTCAACCTCAATCAAAATTTTTGTACCAGTAATCAGAAAATCAGCTCTCCATTTGCGTTTTGGATGGAACTTATATTCCTGTTCAAAACCGATCTTGCATGCTCTTAAATGCGTTGCCAGAACCATTTCACCCACACTTGGTTGTCTGGCAACTTGCTTTGCTGAACGCCGCTTTTTATTTTTCTTTATCGGAAATAACTTGCGGTATTCAGCAATGCTGACTGATGACATCAAGCACCACCCTTAATTAAATGATCCAACTCTCTAGCAAAATGGCTATACATCTGAGACTTTTCAAAATCTCTAATACGACTTAATTCGTGTGCCTCAACTCTGTACCTCTGAGCCATTTCACATATTGATTTTTTAAGCTCATCTAATAAATCAAAACGTGGAGGCTTTCCGATTGGAGGTCTCATTAATTCCCCGCCATTGTCAGTAAAACCTAATTTGATGAGTTGCCCCTTAAGTAGATCCGCCTTAGCTTGCTGTTCTTGAAATGCCCACCATGCAGCTGTCAATAGTTCAGCGTCTCGCACTCTTAAGCTGTTGCTAGATGAATAACAATTCAACTCCTCATCAAAATGCATAAGCACCGAATAGAAATATTTAAATGTTTTTGATCTTTCAAACTCTTCTCTGCACTTATCCATTTTTCACCTCATCAATGCGGTGGCCTGCTGCTATTTCTTCGGGGGTGGCATATTCAATTTCACCTTTTGTTGTGTGAAGGCACCAGTTCTCCCCATTCTTTACGAAATTACATTTGATAAGATCTTTATCAATACTGTCTATTTGGTAGATAGATTCAGTTCTTTTGTCTGTCCGCTTAATCCAATCACCCGCTTTAAACTCACTCATGGCTGGCTCCTTTCTCATCTAGCTCTTTACGCGCCAACCACCACAAAACCACCGCACCGCAAAGTACTGCTGTTACACACGAAATGAGTAAGCCCCAGCTAAAAATCTCGAATTTGGTCATGTATTCGCCCCACCAAAACGCAAGTCATCCCAGTCACATTCAACTACTGTCAAACCATCATGTTGAAACCGAGACCATAAACGGTCCCCTAAGTTTTCCTTCAAACCTTGCGCCTTTTCTGTAGACTCAAGCGTCATGTTGGAAATTAAAACTGTCGGCTTTTTTTCGTCATAACGTGCATATAAAACTTTATGAACGAGCTGCAATCGACTCTCGTGTTGGTCGTGCAAACCATATTCATCCAATATCAATAAATCACAGTCCGTGAAGCGAAAAATTGCATTTGCTTCATTGTCATCTGGCTTTGTCCATGCAGTCGCAATTTCATTTGCCATGTCTTCTGAGGTGACGTAACGAACATAACTACGCTTGTCTAAAACGTTACGAGCAATAGCACATGCAAGATGGGTTTTGCCTGTTCCTGTACGCCCAACCATAATCAGATTGCGCTTCTTCCCTGAATTAAAATCTTGAACAAATTTATGGCAAGCAGCTTTAGCTTCTTTCTGCGGATCAATACTCACCACATAATTTTTAAATCCGCTTTCCTTGTGGCGCTCAGGAAGTTTTGCTCCGGCAAAATGTTTCTCGCGTACCATGAGGTTGACTTGGTGTGCGTGTTCAATTTGTGATTTCACATACGCTTCATTTGCACATGTTTGGCAAACTGGACGACCAATTAATAAAACCATTAACTCATTGTGTTTAGGGCAAAACTGATTAGTTTGTACCAGCTCAGTTTTGAATTGTTTGCTCAATGCATTCATAGCATCTCCCCTACATCGATATCATCTGTGGCTGGTGCATACTGTTTTGAATCACCCCAAGCACTGTTTACGTCTCTTGCTGGTGCAGTTTTCATTGGTGAGTTTTGTTTTTTAGGTCTTATCGACTTTGTGAATTCCTGAATTAACCAAGTTGCAAACTTTCGAGTTCGTTGGTTTTCAGTGAGATCAATTTTGTTTTCCCAGTGAGCATTGAAGTTGCCAAGATGAAATTCATAATTTGGCATTTCTAAAACCTGCTCTGCTTGTGCACCCACTTGTGAAGTCCTAAGAACATTCAGCAATAGTTCACGATTTGGTTTCCAAGACTCCTCGGCCGCTGAAAAATTTTCAACCGCGTTTTGTGTGTGAGTATTTTCTTGTTCCTGCTCCTGCTCCTGCTCCTGCTCCTGTTCCTGTTCCTGGCTTCGAAGGGGCTTTGAAGGGGCTTGTAAGGGGCTATCTATTTTGGCGTTTTCGCCACGCTTTTGAGTCATACAAAATGCTTGTGCATATTTATCGAAAAAGCTTGATAAATAAGGGCTTGACGGCAATGAATCATACTCTTTTTGCACGTTCTTACAGCGGTTATCGGCTGGCTTTAATGACTCAGCTACTTGAAAACGTGCCATCTCGTGCACCCAGACTGTCTCCGTGGCTTCGTCATAGCTACAAAACCCCGCTTCACAGGCTCTTTGAAGCCCCTTAGAAGCCCCTTCAAAGCCCAATCCAGTTTCATGAGCAACATATAAAAGGGGCATGTAATACAAGCCAAGCATGTTCGCGTGAGGGCTTGTCATTAAATACATAGCGACAATTAAGCCTTCATGTGTTTGACGAAGCTTTTTGCCCGTAGTTCCCGTCCAGAAATGTGGTGAGACTTTCCCATAGTCACGCATGGTTATTTATCTCCTTTAAAGGGTGTTCGAAGGGGCTTTGAAGAGGCGATAATAGTCATTACTTACCCCTTCCAAGCTTCACTAATCCGCGCATTTCCAACTGACGAATAATTCTTGGAGGAATAAATTCGTTGTTGATTTTGTAGCGAATACGAGACTTTTCTTTCACCTGAATTAGTTTGTGCCCATCCTCCATGAGACGGCGAACTGCTATAGCCTGCCCCCCCCATATGGGTTAATTCTTCAAGTTGATAAAATCTTTCCTGAGCCTCAATTGCGGCATTCATGACTGAAAGTGGCATGGCTGCTAATTCTTTAGCCGAATAGATCTTTACTGGTTGTTCCAGTGGAATTACCACCTCTAGCGGCGTGGTGGAAACGGAAATATCCTGTTTTCTTCTTGCTGCATATCTCACTTTTCACCATCCTTTGGCTTAACATAGCCTCCAAAAGAATCAACCAAACACGCCTTGGTTAAGCTTGTTACAATCTGCTGTGCCAACCACTGCGTTATGCGGAATTGACGCGCCATAGCCTCTGAAAATTCAACTTTGGTTACCGCCGCATTATTTTCGTCATACCCCTTGTTGCGTAAATTTTGCTTTTTCACCTCAAATAGGTGGCCAAGTACTCGCAATGCAGGCTCATAGAAAGATTGGATTTCACTTTGCTGGCGAGAATCTTTGATTTGGTGTGTAAAGCTGTTCATGACACCTCCGCTAATGCTTGCTCAGCGCTTGTTAGCCGGCGTTTGGCGTTAAGTTCAGCAACTGTTGCTGTGCGGATTTCTTTTGAAGAAACCAGAATCAAATGATTCTCTGATTTGATGGTCCATAAACTAGTCAAAGTTTTGTTTTTAACTTCAAACAAATCATTTGATTTGAAAGTACGGCACTCTTTAGTAAGCACTACAACGTCACCTATTAAAAAATCAGGTGAGTTGAGTTCGATTGGTTGTTCTGATAAATTGTTTGTGTTCATTTGATTCACCTCAATTGAATGCCTAACCACTCCTGTTCCCGCAGGTAGTGGTTTTTTATTTGAATAAAATCCGCATGTACTCTGGTGAAGTGAATGCATGTGCTAAATAAACTCGTGTTGCTTCTGCAATTTCAGGTGAGCAATACACATCACTTTCTTGCACAACCTTCAAACCAATGGCTGTCAACAAAAAGCTAATAAACTCAATCTCAGTCCATCCATTTGATTTCTTTTCTGTTTTCATCCGTGAAAGAATGCTCGCATCGACATTTATCATCTCTGCTACTTGTCTTTGGTTGCTAGCGTTAAGTGCTTGCAATATGAGCGACTCGTTATTGCTAGCGCTTGCAGGCAATTCATTTGATACTTTGCTCATAGGTAAGGTCCTAAGCGGTTAATGATCCAAGGTTTCTACATTTTGTCGTCTGGGGACGAAGTTCAATCCAAATATCTTGATAGTTATCAGGGAAAAGCTCTTTTCGTGTTGTTAAACCAAGATCTTCAGCAATAACTGCTAACCTGATTTTTCTATCAAGGGGAATAGCTTTCCATCCACTAACTGATGACGGAGCAATCCCCAGAAGTCTTGCTACCGCTGTGACACCACCTAACTTGTCTATAAGTTGTGCGTCATTCATAACGTGCTCCTAATTTTTCTTTAATTATTAGGCATTCCTTATATTAAATCAATAGGAATACCTAATTTTATTTATGTTAGGATTTCCTAACATTGTGAGGATAGTTGTATGAACACTCTTGCTGAACGACTTAGATATGCCATGGAAGTATTGCCACCTAAAAAGATCAAAGGTGTCGAACTTGCTCGTGCAGTCGGAGTAAAACCTCCTTCTGTGAGTGATTGGCTATCTGGTAAATCCAAAACAATGGAAGGAGAAAATTTATTACGTGCTTCAAAATTTTTGAATGTTAATCCTTCATGGCTAGCATCTGGAACAGGAGAGATTCAAACAAGCACTAAGGATAAATTTAAGCAACTTGATATCGAGAAATTTAAAAAGAAATACAATATTAGTGATAGTGATGAAGCACTTTTATTTTCAACAATTATCGAAAAACCGTTTATCCCATCATCTAAGCGTTGGGTTCCTGTAAAAGCTTACTCCAAGATGGGCATGGATGGCTATTTCACAGATATGGGTTATGAAGGCAATGCTGGAGATGGGTATGTTCCAACTCACTCAGCAGGACCAAGAGCCTATGGTATTAAAGGCACTGGCGACTCAATGTTTCCAGCTATCCGTAATGGATGGTATGTGGTTTGTGATCCAGATGCGGAACTCGTGCCGAATGAGTTTGTTCAGGTGTGCTTGAAGGATGGAAGATGCACAATTAAAGAATTTGTTGGCATAAATGGCGGGGTTTTAAGCTTGCTTTCTGTGAATGGTGGTGAGCGATTTTTCTTTGAAATGGATGAGGTAGAAAGTATTACTGCTATTACAGATATTGTGCCACCAAGTCAGCACAGACAAGAACACCCTTATTCGCATTAACCGCAGGAAGACTTATGGACAATTCAAAACTACCAATCAACCAGATTATTGCTCGCATCAATGATGCTGCAACACATGGTGAAGCTTTGGTGCTAACCGCTGAAGAAGTAAAGATTCTTTCTAAAGATATTGGCGATAAGGTCTTTATTCCTGTGCTTACGAATGAACAAGTAGTGCAGTTGGTAAAAGAAGGAAAGCTTGGGCAAAAGATTAATAACACCAAAGATTAATAAGCTGTGAACCCGACACAGTCATTATAACGGTTCGGGCTTGTATGAGGGGTGAATATGGATAAAACTTACGTTGACGTGCCATTTGAAATGTATTATGACACTAAAGATGGTATTCCTATTGAGGATGCTATTGAACAACTAAAAGCTTTAAATAAGATAATTGGAAAACAAGCCACTGTAGTGTCAAGTGTGGCGAATGCTACAATTGAAAGAACAGAAATATTTGTAAATGAACTTATTGAAGGAAGTTGGCAGGAGAAATTATGTATTCGTTTATTTTTTAAATCTGAGGAAGATTATGAAAAATTTAAAAATGCAGCTGGCAATGTTGATATGAAAGACTGGATAAAAGTAGTCTTAGCGATGGGGTTTGGTGCTTTTATGCTTTACTCTATTCAGCAAATGCAACCTAAAAAAGAAGAAAAGCCCCAAATTCATGTAGAAATCAATAATAACAGTGGTGTGGTTTCTCTAGGCAAAAGTATCGACTTATCTGAAGAACAAATTAACAAAGTTTTAGAAAAAAACTCAAAACCCAATAAAGCTGATAAACAAGCAGCTTTAGATGTTATGAATCCAGCTAAAAATGGTGGGGCAACACAAGTTAAAATGGCTGGATATGAACAATTAACTATTCCTCAATCAGAGTTTGAATCATTACCAGATGAAGTTCCTAATCAAGAAGGCACTGAAAGAGAAACCAATCACTCTAATACAGATATCTATATTTATGCGAGTGACAGAGATAAATCTACTCTGGGTTGGGCGGGAATCGTTCCTGACTTATTTGAAAATCGAGTTAAATTTGAATTAGCCGATGGCGTTAATCCTCATACATTACACGGTCAGCGAAAGGTTAAGGCTGATATTGTAGTTCATGAAAAGTATAATGCAACCCAAAAAGCCTATAAACCATATAAAGTAACGATTTTGAAAGTTGCTTAAAATTTAGAAAATCATAAAACAACCCACCACCACGGTGGGTTTTCTTTTGTCTATTAAAACACAAAAATTAGGTATTTCTAATTTTATTAGGAACACCTATTGACTTAATAATTAGGTTTACCTAATATTTATCTCGTAGACAACAAAAAAAGCACACCGCCCTCCCCAGGTCCGATGTGCTTTTGCAAACTGCGAGATCAATTATGAACGTAAAAACCTTTTCAAACAAGCACAAGGTAACTGGAGTTACAGCAATTGCTGTACTTGTAGCCTTGGGTTCTTGTGAATACCGTACCGCTAATTCTAGCGTCCCTTCTAATTACTCATATGAAAGCAAACAAGTAGTTGCTTCTGAATATGAACTTTTAGGTATTAAGCAAACTGGTGAAAAAACTGGTGTAGCTGTTATCCGCATAGACGGCTTCAAACTAAACGTGAGCTTCGATTTTGACGGCGTAGCTGATAGTTATGGTGTAGCTGGATCTGACTTTACAGCGGCTGAAATTACTAACCTTGCTATTGAGTCAGTAACAGACCTAAGCGGCAAGCCTTGGAATGATTTCACCAATCATGACGACCATAAAAACATAAATATTTTATTGGCTGGCTATATCGACCGTAATCATTGGATCGAGGAGGCTTAATCATGCAAAAAGTTAAGCATCATCCAGACGGCTATAAGTCTTATTTAGGTCTTGACCGTTCAACGAGCCTCTACTCTGTCCGCATCGGCTGGCAAGTGTACGCATCTAATGCTAATGGCTCAGTTCTTTACAAGGTGAAGGACTCAGTTAAGACACCTTTGGACGTTGAAAAGTTCAAAACCGAATATCCAAAAGTTTGGAATGAACTCACACAAGAAATCGATTTTCAACGCAGAAAGCAGCTCGCTATAAAACTGCGTGAAACAAATATCCCTACTTATGACCGCAAGGCTTATAAAACTAAGCGCGGCTTCACTGGCTCAAGATAAGGATAATAAAATGGCTCTACCGATTATTACTGCTGACCAAACTTTATTGGTTCAAGCAATTATTGTGTACCTATACGCTGATCCGGGTTTAGGTAAATCATCGATGGGTTTTACTGCGGAAAAAGCAATTTCTTTTGACTTTGACCGTGGTGCTCACCGTACTGGTGAATTACGTCGAGGTGCGGTTGTACAGGTTCAACAATGGAGTGATGTTGCAAACCTTACTCCGCAGGACTTAGCACCATATAAAACCGTAGTCATTGATACCGTGGGTGCAATGCTTGAATGCATTAAAACCCACCTGTTACTTACGGCAAATAACCGTCAAAAAGATGGTTCTTTAAAGTTAAAGGCTCAAGGTTTAGCGAACCAAACGTTCAAGCAATACATCAATACTTTGATCAGTTTAGGTAAAGATGTTGTTTTCATTGCACACGCATCAGAAGATCAAAACGGTGATCAAATTATTTACCGACCAGATCTAGGTGGTAAAAACCGTAACGAGCTTTACCGTATCGCAGATGTCATGGGTTATCTAACAACTGTTACTACTGGTGAAGGTAAAAATGCCCGCGTTATTAATTTCAAACCTTCGCCTACACATCATGCGAAAAACTCAGGTGCTTTAGGCGGTGAAACCGGTGAAGTATGGGTACCTGATCTTAAAGCACACCCTACTTTCTTGGCTGACCTGATTACTCAAGCTAAAGATCACATTAACACCTTAACGCCTGCACAACTTGCAGCAGCTAAAGCCCAAGAAGAGCTAGAAAACTGGAAACAAAGCTGTGAGGAAGCAGAGCATGCAGGTGACCTTAATCAATTAACTGAGTCGCTTGATAAAGAACACATGTATTACCAGAACATGCGTCAAGCAATGTTAATGAGGGCTAAAGCATTGAATTGCACGTTTGATAAACAACGTGGCACTTGGATTAGTCCCCCTGAATTTAACGGCATCTCAGATCAACAAAGAGACGAACTTCAAAACTTTATTGCTGAACGTGGCCTAGACGTAAAAACAGTATGTGAGCACTTAGGTATCGATGCCCTTATTCAAATTGAAGCAGCAAAACTTAAGGCAGTTAAACAAGACATTGAAACATTAGCTAAAACGGGGATGACAGCATGAATAATCTAATCACTGCAGCTGAAGCATTTGCAGCTCTTCAAAACGGTAAAACTGTTCTATGTCGTCCAGCCGGAGACATGTTGGACTTTGCCGATTTAGATCAATTCCCCGCTTCTGTTTTTGGTAAACCGGGTTTTGAATTCTGCATCAAAATCGAAACTATTGAGCTGGCTGGCATTACATTCACAAAGCCATTAACTATTGATGAGTATGAGGAAGGTCAGGATGTATTTGTACTCACTACATATTCACCTGCGATTTATGTAGTTAATTTTAAAACCCCTGCATTAATTGAATCTATTAATAGCGGCTTTGTTCAACGTGATGCAGAAAACGCCAAGCTTCAATTAAAAGCTTTTTCAAAAGCACTCGGTATTGAAATCAACAATGATTTAAGTGTTATTCGTCTTGGTGAGGAA